TACGGGGGCGGAACTAAGCGGCAGATGGTGCTCGAGGGCGCTCTGTGTGGATTCGCCACGCTGACCCTGGTCCCGCTGCTCGAGTACTTCGGCCTCCCGCAGAGCATGGCCACGTTCGTCGGCGGTTCGGTTGGCTTCCTCGGTACCGAAAAGCTCCGTGAGCTGGCTGTACGGTTCGGCGAGAAGAAGGCCGGCGCATGAAACGCCTCCACGCCATCCTCATCATCACCTGGCTAGGCATCTGCATCGCCTGCCTTTGTGCAGGGGAAATGGGGAGAGCGGCTAGACGGTGGTGGAGGAAGAGGCATGGCATGCGCCGGATGTGAGCGTAGACGCGAGTGGCTGAAGAAATGGGCAAAGGTGGCATATGACCGGGCGCGTGGAATCGTTACTGACCCAGCTACTGGAAGAGCAGCGGAAGACGAACCAGCTGCTACTGATGCTCGTGGAAGCACTGAGCGAAGAGACTGAGCAGGATGAAGAGCCGAGCACCTACTACATGGACGGCTCAAGGGTGAGCTGATGGCCAAGCTTAAGATGCACAAGCCGCATCAGCTGAAGATGGCGGACACCCAGCCAGTCAAGGTGGCAGTGGTAGCAGATAGGCGCATCACTGGGCGCAGGCTGCAGGCTCGTCGCTATGCGGTATGGCTGCGTGATCCAACTTGCGCGATGTGCGGCAGAGTCGTCCCGTATCCATCGGGCTTCGAGCTTGACCACATTGTGCCGCTCTTCATGGGTGGCGAGGACGTGGAAGAGAACTGCCAGGTGCTGTGCATGCACGTCGAGATGATCGATGGCCAGCGGATCAAGAAAGGTTGTCACGCTGCCAAGAGCGCGACGGAGCAGCAGCGGACGGGGTAGGCCCCTTGAGAGTTCGGCGACCTGCGATACCGGAAACCGCGCCCTCACTCATTCGCAGATTTTTCATCCGTTAACCGAGGTTGTTAACAATGGCGTTAACTGAACAGAAGCGCCGGTATGCCGCTGCGCGGCTGTCCGGTATGCCAAAGAAACAGGCTGCTATCGAGGCCGGATGCCCCGAAAAGACCGCAGCCCAAGCCGCAACCCGTCTGGAGAAAGATCCAGACGTTCAGGCTGCAATGGGCCGCTCGGTCGCAGTGGCGCAACAGCGCAAGAACGAGCCGAAGATTGACCCAGATCCGCACATCCCTGCCCAGGCCGGCGATCCGCTGGAGTTCATGCGCACAATGATGAACGACCTAGAGGCTGAGCCTAAGCTGCGCCTCGACGCGGCAAAGGCACTCGCGGCATTCACGGTTGCAAAGCCGGGCGAGCAGGGCAAGAAAGACCAGAAGGCCGACGCCGCCAAGAAGGCATCGGCAGGACGTTTCGGGCAAAGCGCCCCGCCGAGGCTGGCCGTCGACAACACAAGGTGATTTGAATGGAATGGTCCACTGCTTGCCCTGACTGGGAAGAGAGGATCGTTGCCGGTCAATCGCTCGTTCCGATCCTGCCGCTGTTCCCTGATGAGGCTCAGGCCGGGCTAGAAGTCATGCGGCAGCTGCGCATCGTGGACGCCCCAGGCAGTCCGACCATTGGCGAAGCGTGCGCGCCTTGGGTGTCTGATTTCGCAGGCGCCGTGTTCGGCTCATACAACCCCGACACCGGGCGCCGCGAGATCAAAGAATTCGCGCTCGTCATCCCCAAGAAGAACTCGAAGTCGACGATAGCGGCGGCGATCATGCTGACGCTGCTGATTCGTAACTGGCGCCAGTCGGCTGAGCTGATCGTGCTGGCCCCGACTATCGAGGTCGCTAACAACGCCTACGCCCCGGCGCGGGACATGGTGAAACACGACGAAGAGCTGTCCGACCTGCTGCATGTGCAGGACCACGTTCGCACCATCACGCACCGCGAGACAGGCGCAACGCTCAAGATCGTTGCCGCCGACTCAAACACCGTTGGCGGCAAGAAGGCTAGCTTCATTCTCGTCGACGAGATTCACCTGTTCGGCAGCAGCCCGAACGCCGAGAACATGCTGCGCGAGGCAACGGGCGGCCTGGCATCGCGCCCTGAAGGCTGCATCATCTATCTGACCACGCAGTCGGATAAGCCGCCAGCCGGCGTGTTTCTCCAGAAGCTGCAATATGCGCGCGGCGTGCGCGACGGCCGGATTGACGACAAGCGATTCCTCCCGGTCATCTACGAGTTCCCGCCGCGCATGATCGAGGCAGGCGAGCACCGAAAGCCCGAAAACTTCCACATCGTCAACCCGAACCTCGGCTACTCGGTAGACCGTGAGTATCTGGTGCGCGAACTGGCGAAGGCCGAGGAATCCGGGGAAGAGTCGGTGCGCGGCTTCCTGTCGAAGTTTCTCAACGTCGAGATCGGCCTAGCCCTGCTCAGCAACCGCTGGCCGGGCGCAGAGTTCTGGGAAGTCCAGACGCGCAAGGCAATCACGCTGGACTACATCATCGAGCGCAGCGAAGTCGTGACCATCGGCATTGACGGCGGCGGCCTGGATGACTTGCTGGGCTTGGCTGTAATCGGCCGCGACCGCGAAACCCGCGAATGGCTTGCGTGGTGTCGGGCATGGGCGCATCCATCGGTTCTGGAGCGCCGCAAGGACATAGCTGCGCAGCTTCACGACTTCTCGCGGGCTGGTGATCTTGTGCTCGTCAAGCGCATTGGCGACGACGTAGACGAGGTGGCCGATATCGTCGAGCAGATCGAGGCCGCTGGCCTGCTGCATCAAGTCGGGCTCGACCCGGCCGGCATCGGCGCGATTCAAGAGGCTATCGCCGTGCGCGACGTTGATCAGGAGAAGCTGGTGGGCGTCAGTCAAGGCTGGCGGCTCGGCGGTTCAATCAAGACCACCGAGCGCAAGCTGGCCGAAGGCGGATTGGTCCACGCCGATCAGCCGATGATGAACTGGTGCTGCGGTAACGCCCGCGTAGAGCCCAAAGGCAACGCAATCCTGATAACCAAGCAGGCCAGTGGCTCGGCAAAGATCGACCCACTGATGGCGCTGTTTAACGCCGTGTCGCTGATGGCTGCGAATCCTCCCGGCCAGGCAAACATTAACGACTTCCTAGACAACCTGGTGATCGCCTAATGGCAACCCTCAATGACCCCGGATTCTGGCAGCGGTTCTGGAGCCGACTCTCCGGACGCGCGCGCCTGGAAGACGGCGAGCGGGCGCTGCCTTTCGATTCTCATACAACGCCGTCCGGTTCAACGGTCGGACCTGACTCGTCCCTAAAGCTGTCGGCGGTATGGGCCTGTGTGCGGCTTCGTTCGCAAACGATCTCGTCCTTGCCGCTGCACTTGCGGGCCGAAGATAAGTCGCTCGCAAAGCAGCACCCGCTGTACCGCTTGCTGCATTCCTCCCCGAATGCGGACATGACGGCCAGCGAGTTCTGGGAGTCTCAGCTGGCATCCCTGGATCTTTGGGGTAACTCCTTCGTTCTGATCGAATGGGACGGCCGACGTGTCGTGTCGTTGACCCCGCTCAACCCTGAAAAGGTCGTAGTTGTTCGCAGCAGCTCAGGCGAGCTGACCTACGAGTACACCAAGGGCGGCAAGGTAACTGTCTACCGTGAGAACGAGATCCTGCACCTGAAGGGCTTCACGCTCGACGGGATAATGGGGCTTTCGCCCATCCAGTTTGCAGCCGAAACCATGGGCGGGCTGATGGATGCGAACCGGGCCGCAGCCAGGGAGTTCCAGAACGGCCTGAAAGTTGGCGGGTTCCTCAAAACAGGAGCCACCACTCTCCAGAAAGATCAGCGTGACCGACTGCGAGACTCTCTTTCTCAGTTCGGCAGGCCAGAAAACGCCGGTAAATGGATGGTTCTCGAGGCTGGAATGGAGCCCGCAAGTGCCCAGGGCATACGCATGAACCCGGCAGATGCTCAGCTTTTGGAGTCCCGTTACTTCGGAATTGAGGAGATTTGCCGGGCATTCGGGGTGCCTCCTCAGCTAATTGGGCATACCGACAAGGCGTCGAGCTGGGCATCCAGCCTGGAAAACACAAACCTCGGATTCTTGACTTACTCGCTGCGCCCGGTACTGGTGCGGATCGAGCAGGCGATCACAAAAAAGCTGCTGCTCCCTGAAGAGCGCGACCAGTACAGGCCGAAGTTCGCCGTCGAGGGCCTGCTGCGCGCCGATTCTGCTGCGCGGTCGTCCTTCTATTCGCAAATGCTCCAGAACGGCGTCATGAGCCGCAACGATGTGCGCGCGCTGGAAGACCTTCCGCCGGTCGAGGGGGGTGACGCGCTGACCGTACAACTGAACCTGACCACCATCGACAAGATCGGTGCTCCGGAGGAGACCCCATGAACCACAAAACTCTGGACGTATCGTTCGAGATCAAGGCTGTCAGCGATGACGGCCTTTTTTCTGGGTACGGTTCTGTCTTCGGGAACGTCGACAGTGGCGGCGATATCGTCCACCGCGGCGCTTTCGCCAAGTCGATTCAGGAGTGGGAAGGCCGCAAGCGTATGCCGCCCGTGCTCTGGAATCACGATAGGAACGAGCCGATCGGCGTCTATACCGCGATCCGCGAGGACGAAAAAGGCCTTTACGTCGAGGGCCGGCTGCTGGTCAACGAGGTTCAGCGCGCTCGAGAGATTCACGCGCTGATGAAGGCCGGCGCCCTGGACGGTATGTCCATCGGTTACGGCGTCCGCGGCGCTGATCGGGACAAATCGACCGGCGTCCGAAACCTCAAGGAGCTGCGCCTGTTCGAGGTCAGCATCGTCACCTTTCCGATGAATGAGGCGGCCACCATCGATGCGGTTAAGTCCGCGCTCGAGGATGGTTCTCTGCCCACTCTGCCCGAATTTGAGAAGTTCCTGCGAGAGGCAGGCTTTTCGAAAACCCAAGCCACCGCTATCGCGAGCGGCGGCCTGGCAAAGTTGCTCCGGAGTGAGTCCGGCGACACCGAAGCGAAAAAAACGCTAGGCGATGCGCTGGCGATCCTCAAATCCGCATAAGGAATCACGTCCATGAGCGACGAAAACCAACTGGTCCAACTGACCACCGAGTTCAAGAAAGCCACCGACGAAGTCAAAAAGCTGGGTGAAGACATCACCGGCAAGATGGCTCACGGTGAAAAGATCACCGCTGATCTGAAAGAGCAGGCCGACAACGCCCTGACCCTGATGAACGGCTTCAAAGCCCGTGTCGATGAGCTGGAACAGAAGCTGGCTCGCCGCGGCGAAGAGCGCGAACAGCAGCAGCACAAAACCTTCGGCGAGCAGTTCGTGGAGTCGCAGAACTTCAAGAGCCTGGCCGAATCGAACTCGCAGCGTGGCCGCGCCGACATGCAGTTCAAGGCTACCATCACTCTGGCAACCACCGATGCGGCTGGCTCGGCCGGCGACCTAGTCCAGAACACTCGCCTGCCTGGTATCGTCATGCAACCAGAGCGCCGCCTGACCGTTCGTGACCTGATCACCCCCGGCCGCATGGACGGCAACGTCCTCGAGTACGTGCAGGAAACCGGGTTCACCAATAACGCCGGCATGGTCGCTGAGACTGGCCTGAAGCCTCAGTCCGACATTCAGTTCGAGCTGAAGAACACCAGCGCAAAAGTGATCGCTCATTGGGTCAAGGCTTCTCGCCAGATCATGTCCGACGCACCGATGCTCGCCAGCTACATCGACGGCAAGCTGCGCTACGGCCTGGCCTACAAGGAAGAGCAGCAGCTGCTCAACGGTGACGGCACCGGCCAGAATCTGCTGGGCATCATCCCTCAGGCAACTGCCTACGCCGCTCCGCTGACCGTAACCGGCGCAACCACTATCGACACGCTGCGTCTCGCGATGCTGCAGGCCGTGCTGGCTGAGTTCCCGGCCACCGGCCACGTGCTCAACCCGATCGACTGGGCTGGCATCGAGCTGACCAAGGATGCCGAGGGCCGCTACATCATCGGCCAGCCTCAGGGTGTCGCATCGCCGACCATGTGGGGTCTTCCGGTCGTTGCGACCCAGGCAATCGCCTCCGGCAAGTTCCTGACCGGCGCGTTCAAGCTGGGCGCCCAGCTGTTCGACCGCTGGCAGGCCCGCGTCGAGGTGGCCACCGAGAACGAGGATGATTTCGTCAAGAACTTGGTGACCATCCTGGCGGAAGAGCGCTTGGCTCTGGCGGTTTACCGTCCCGAGGCGTTCATCTACGGCGACATCGCTCCGGCCGTGACTCCGTAACGCAATCAGGGGCCGGCTTCGGCTGGCCCCTCCTGGAGGTAAAAGATGGCAAGCAAGGTCACCTATGACGTGAAGCGTGAGCACTTTGGCGACAAGCCGTATGTGACTGGCGACACGCGAGAGCTTGACCCCAATGAGGCGAAACGTCTCGTCGAATTAGGCGTTTTGGCAGAGCAGAAGCGAGCTAAGGCACCAGAAACAAAGGCCGTAAAGGCTCCCTCGAACAAGGCCATGAAGGCCGCACCCGAGAACAAGTAAATGCTGATTACCGTCACCCCTGCAACGGTCGAGCCGGTCACGCTGGAAGAGGCCAAGGCCCATTTGCGCGTAGATCATGATGCGGATGACGGTCTGATCAGCTCGCTTATCACTGCAGCGCGCGAAGCCGTAGAACGTTTTACTGGGCGCGCGCTTGCTTCTGCCACCTACCGGTGGGCCTCAGAGGATTGCGGGCCGTATCTGCTGCCGATCTGGCCGGCGACGGTCACCATTGTCTCATCGGTTGTTAACGGTTCGCGCGTAGACGCGGACTCATTCGACTTCGATTCCGACAGATCGCTTGTTTCTGGCGACTTCGGAGCCGCTGTGCGTGTCGAATTCACGACCAATCCTGGCCCTGCGCCGGAGTCGCTCAAGGCCGCAATTAAGCTTCGTGTCGAAGCGATGTATGACGCATCTCCGGACGAAAAGGAGACGCTCACCAAGGCGGCCGACGCGCTGGCTCAACCTTTCCGGATGAACATGGGCGTATGAAGACACTCTCGTATCGACTCCGCCATCGGGTCACGCTCGAGCGCCCTGGCCTGACTCAAGATCCTGTCAGCGGTGAGATGGTCCCAGGCTGGCAAGTGTTCGCAGAGAACGTGCCAGCCTCAATCGAGCCCCTATCTGCCCGTGACTTCATCGCCGCGCAGGCCAATCAATCGGAAATCACAGCTCGAATCGTCATCCGATACCGCGAAGGTATCCTGCCGACGATGCGAATTCTGCACCGCGGCAAGGTTTACGCGATCCAGGGTGCTCTGCCAGACGCTGATTCAGGGCTCGAATACATCACCTTGCCGGTTTCAGAGGGTGTATCTGATGGCTGATACCGTCGAATTCAGCATAACGGGCCTGGACTCGCTGCTCGGCAAGCTGGATTCGGTGACGGATGACGTCAAGCGCAAGGGCGGACGCTATGCCCTGCGAAAAGCGGCGCAGATCATCGTCGACAAGGCCAAGCAAAACGCAGAGCGCATCGACGACGCTGAAACTGGCCGAACGATCGCAGACAACATCGCTATGCGCTGGAACGGGCGGCTGTTCAAGCGAACGGGCGACCTTGGTTTCCGTATCGGCGTGCTGACGGGCTCAATTCGCAACATGGAGCCTGGCAACCCAGACACCGGGCCGGGCGGCGCGACTCCGCACGCTTATCTTGTCGAATTAGGCACCGAGAAAGCCCGCGCTCAGCCGTACCTTCGGCCAGCGGCCGACAACAACATCGGCGAAGTGGTTGATGAGTTCGTGCGTCAGTACGAGAAGGCAGTCGATCGCGCTATCAAGCGAGCCAAGAAAAAGGCCGCAAAGGGTGGATAAATGTTCCCGCCAATCTTTCAAGTCGCAGCAGCAGATCCTGGCGTAACGGATCTGCTCGGCACCGACCCGGTTCGCCTGTATCCGTTTGGCGAAGCGCCAGAAGGTACGCCGCTCCCGTATGCGGTCTGGCAGGTCGCTAGCGGCTCGCCAGAGAACTACATAAACCAGCGTCCAGACATGGACAGCTTCACGCTCCAGATCGACGTATACGCAGCCACAGGCAGTTCCGCCAGAGCGGTTGGCGCTGCGCTGCGTGACGCCATCGAACTCCGCGCCCACATCACCCGCTGGGGCGGCGAATCCAAGGACGAAGAGACTGGCCGCTACCGGCTCAGCTTCGACGTGGACTGGAAGACGCCACGCTGACCCAAGTTCAACCCCAACAACCCGCCTCCGAGCGGGTTTTTTATTGCCCAAAAACCCGAACTGAGGAAACAAAATGGCCATTCTTACCCAGGGCTCTCAGGTTTACATGCTCGCCCCGACCGAGGCCGACCCGGCTGTATTCGAGGTCGTCGCGATCGCCTGCGCTACCGCTTTCAACCCTGGCGGCTCGCCGGCTGACCAGATCGAGACCACCTGTCTCGAGGAAAACGATCGCTCGTATATGCCGGGCCTGCGCACTCCGGGCCAGGCGTCGCTCACCGTCAACTTCGACCCGAACGAGCCGAGCCACGTCCGCATGTTCGAGCTGAGCCAGATGAACCCGGCCCCGACGCTTAAGTGGGCGCTGGGCTGGTCCGATGGCACCGCGGCACCGACCGTTGCTGTCGGCGGTGATGACTTCGAGCTTCCCGCGACCCGCACCTGGTTCACTTTTGAGGGCTACCTGTCCGACGTGCCGTTCGACTTCGCACAGAACAGCGTCGTTTCCAGCGCCGTGACCATTCAGCGCTCTGGCGGCGCCGCACTGATTCCGAAGGCTTAACCATGCAGCTGAGCATTGATTCCCTGAAGCAAGTGGGCGCCTTCACCGGCGCCCCGGTCGAGCGAGAAGTGAAATGGAAGCAGGGCTCGCAAGAGTTCACCGCTACCGTGTTCGTTCGCCCGCTTTCCTACCGTTCCGCCGTCTCTGACCTGATGGCGGCCGGCCAGAAGGGTGATGCTGTTGCCGGGCGCATTGCGTCCTGCATTTGCGACGCCGAGGGTAAGCCGGTGTTTACGCCTGGCGACATCACGGGTGATGCAGATCCGGAACGCGGCCCGCTGGATGGCAATCTCGCGGTGGCGCTACTGGCTGTCATCGCTGAGGTAACCAATCTGGGAAAGACGCCGAGCTGACCGAGGAGGAAGAGGTGTGGCACGAACTGGTCCTTTGCGGGGTCGGTGGCCGCACCATCGCCGAGGCGCAGGAAAGGCTCAGCTATTCGGAGTTCCTGCGCTGGGCGAAGTACCGGGCAAAGCGCGGATCTCTCAACGTCGGGATGCGAGTAGAGCGCGGCGCCGCCCAGCTTTCCGCGCTCTACGCCAACGCGCACCGCAAACAGGGCGCAGAGGCTTACCGACTGACCGACTTCGCGCCGCACCACGATCAGCCAGTGCTTACCCTGGACGAGCTGAAAAGCTGGGTTTAATGCTACATTCCTCACTTTAAATAAGGGATGGGAAGCCATGAAACCTACCGTAATCGAGCAAACCGGCAAAAAGTACAAAGGCCTGATGCTGCTCGGGCTTGTGATTTGCTGCGTCAGCGTTGTGCTGATGGTTAGCGGCTCATACCCGGTTTCCGGCCCTGTCGGCATGTTAATGGGGCTGGCGGTCTACTTCGCGGCGCGCATAGGCGCATGGTGGAATCACAGCTAATCAATCGCGACACACAAGACCCGCTTCGGCGGGTTTTTTATTGCCTCGACAAAAGCTGATTGACGCCAAACTCAATCCGGTCGAGCTGCTCGGCGCCCTCCTCATACGAGCGCTCTAGCCGATTGACGATCTCAGCATTCAGCGACCGTCGATTATCCTCGGCAGAGTGTTTCAGCTTATCTGCTAGCTCAATTGGAAGCCTGAATTGCGAGCGAAAGTCTTTCATGTAGTGATTCCTTGTCACTGTTTGTAGTGATAATATAGTGACATTAAATCACCGCATGGAGCAACGGCGTTGACTGCTGATAATCGATATATAGCGCGCTACATTCGATCAAAATTCGATTACTCCCCGGCTACCGGAAGACTGAAAAGGGTGGCGAAAGGGCGAGGCGCTCGGGTTGGCCTCGATGTTGGATACATAGAGGCCAAGTCCGGCTATCGCCGTATATACGTTTGCGGCAGGCTGCGGCAAGCGTCCGCAGTTGTTTGGGCTTGGCACAACGGCGTTCTTCCAGAAGAAGACCTGGTTCACATCAACGGCGACTTCGCTGATGACCGAATAGAAAATCTGGCTAAGCGCTCATCGCTGCGCAGGCCGGTTCAGGTGGCGATGGCTCTGGCGCCGGATGAACAGCCAGAGACGATGCTGGGTGATCTGCAAGGCGCTCTAAATACGGGCATCTACCAGATAACCAACATCAAGAATGGCCGTAGGTACGTAG